AATGCAATTACCAGATAATAATGATATAACACCAATAGATGATGGAGATATTCCATTTTAACCACGGAAAATGAATAAAAGGGCTAAAATGTTCGGCAGAAAATATAATTATTTCGTTGTTTATAAAGCAGGTGTTGGTAAAGATACAGCAATAGGAAATGCAGAAGCAACTAGAGAAAAGAAAATTAAAAATAAAGAAGACATAAAACAATTGCAAGAACAACTTAGGACAGAAAATAATTTTGATTGGTGCGCTGTGATAAATTTTATTCTTTTGTAAGGAGTGAGTAAATGGAAATAATAAAAAATGATGATAGATTAGACATAGAAAATAAGCTAAGAAATTATTATACAGACATTAAAAAAATAAACATCTTAGAAGAGAAGATAAAAAGCCTTAAGAGTATAAAAGAGCGAATAGAAGACAACATAAGACATTGTGATATAAAAATTGAAGCTGATCTTAACATGGGTGTAAGCTACGGAGAAAAAGTACAGACAAGCTCAACGGGCACAGGATATGCAGAAGGGCAGATAATAAAGCAGATAGAAAGGCAAGAGAAGAAAGCACAGGAGTTGCAAGAAGAAATAACAAGAACACTTTTAGAAATATCAGACCTTAGTTCTAAGAACGCAATACTAAAAAGTATTTTGGACAGGATTGGACATGTATATATAGATATAATAGAAATGTATTATAAAAGGGGAATGAGTAACAGAAGTATTGGAATGGGTTTAAATTTGGATGAAAGAACTATTCGAAACAAGAAAAAAGAAGCACTTAGGATAATAAAAAAACTTATAGGATAATCCGCAAAAACTCCGCAAAATAGCCGATTACAAAGGATAATAGATGCTATAATAATAACATAGACATTAGAAATAAAAGGACATATGACGCAGCTTACTTTTAGAGTAAGAGTATTCATAAAACAAAAATAATCAAAGGCAAAGGTCAAATCCCCTTACAATTTAATATCCATCTTAGACGGCTACACTTAAGTAGCCGTTTTTTAATTTTTGGAGGTAAATATGGAATATATGGGTTATGTAGTATGCAAGGTAAATAAAAAGATGCTAATAGATAAATTAAATAACTTAAAAGATGAATTATTAGATCAAGATGATTTATTAGAAATTATATATGCATGTGAAAGTAATTACTCAATGGAAGATGGAACATTAGTAGAAGATAAATAAAGGAGGACTATCTTATATGCAATTTATAAAAAAAGATAAATTAATAAAAGTTTTGGAGCAAGAACAAAATGTTTTAGATATCAACCGCTTAGAAGAGATATTAAATGTTTATGGTGATACTTACTATGTAGAAGGATGCAATTGGGAATTATGTAAAAAAGGAAAAGAAATAAGTGCGGTAGAAAGTTAGGTAATAAAAATGAATGAAAATCAATTGAATATAAAGCCGTGTGATGAATGTATTCATAAGAAAATGTGTATATACTGTTTTAATATAACTCGAAAGATAACAGAATTAGAAATAAAGGAATCTACGTTTAGCTTTGTGTGTGTAGATTTTAAACATTTAGGATACCAAAACTAGTATCGCCAATTTTGGGCAAACCTCAAAAATGAAGAATTAATAATTAGAGAAGAAATGAAGTATGCAAGATGAAGAATTGATTAAGGTAATTTTACATTAGATGCTTTGATTAAATTAAGATATAAAATAAAGATGCAAGAAGCATAGCTACATATAAAAGTGTAGCTTTTTATATGAAGGAAGTGATAAAAGTGGCAAAATCAAAATGGAATAAAGTAAAGGATAAATTAATATTAGTTGAGGGATGGGCAAGAGATGGCTTGACAGAAGAACAAATAGCACATAACTTGGGAATAGGTAGAACAACACTAAATGATTATAAAAACAAATATCCGAGCTTTATGAACGCCTTAAAAAAGGGCAAAGAAGTAATAGATATGGAAGTAGAAAACGCCCTTCTTAAATCTGCGTTAGGTTTTAAATACAAAGAAGAAGCAATAACCAATAAGGGAGAAGTAGTGGAAGTTGAAAGGTATGAAAAGCCTAATACAACCGCTATTATTTTTTGGCTTAAAAATAGGCAAAAAACTAAATGGAGAGACAAACAAGATATAGAGCATAGTGGAGAAGTAACACAAAATGTAAAAGCAAAGATAGATTTAACAAAATTAGATGATAAGGATTTAGACAAGTTGGAAGAAATAGCTTCAAAGCTAGAAGATAAGCCAATTTCAAAAGATAATGCGTAAAATTTAAGTTTTACGAAGTAAATTGTATTATGCGAACAATAAAATAAAAACAAATAGCAAATATTCGTATAAATAATAAAATTATCGGGCAAGCATAAAACAAAATTTATAAATAGTTCACAATGAGGCGAACATTAAAGCAAAAGGTGATGATAATGTATATACCTAGATTAATAGATATAAAAATTGAAAAAGCACGTAGGCACTTCTGGAATTATTGCAATCTTATAGCACCAGACTTTTATAAAGAACAGGATAGAGAGTACTTAAGAGAAGTTTGCAATGATCTACAAAACTTTTATGAATCTGACGAGGAAGTATTAGTATTAAATCTACCACCTAGACATGGCAAAAGTAGAACCGCTGGAAAGTTTGTTGAATGGGTACTAGGCAAAGATAATAAGGCTAAGATTATGACAGGTTCATACAATGAAACTCTATCAACTACATTTTCAAAATCAGTTCGTAATGCAATCCAAGAAATAAAAGCAGATAAAAACAAAATAGTGTTCCAGGATATATTCCCTAACACACATATTAAACATGGGGATGGAGCTATGAACTTGTGGAGTTTAGAAGGTGGATATAATAACTATCTTGCTACCTCACCTACAGGCACAGCAACAGGGTTTGGATGTAGTTTGATGATTATAGATGATGTTATTAAGAACGCACAAGAAGCCTATAACCAAAACGTGTTAGCTAATCAATGGGATTGGTTTACTAATACTATGTTGTCAAGACTTGAAGAAGGTGGCAAGATCATAATAATAATGACTAGATGGGCTACGGAAGATTTAGCAGGCAAAGCATTAAGACACTTCAAAGCAGAAGGAAAGAAGATAAAACATATTAATATGAAAGCCCTTAAGGATGATGGCACAATGCTATGTGAGGATATACTTTCACGTAAAAGTTATGAATCTAAAAAACGAGCAATGGGAGCAGATATAGCCAGTGCAAACTATCAACAAGAACCTATCGACATAAAAGGCAGACTTTACACAAGCTTTAAAACATACACAGACATTCCCAAAGACGATAAAGGCAACACCGTGTTTGAAACTATTAAGAACTATACAGATACAGCAGACGAGGGCAGCGACTATTTATGTTCTATATGTTATGGAGTTTATAACAAAGAAGCTTATATATTAGATGTTTATTTCACTAAACAAGGCATGGAAATAACAGAATCGCAAACCGCTAAGATGCTGTATGAAAACAACGTTAAAATAGCAGACATAGAAAGCAATAACGGTGGACGTGGCTTTGCTAGAAATGTAGAAAGCATATTAAGACAAAAATTAAATTGGAATAAAACTTCAATAAGATGGTTTCACCAAAGCCAAAACAAGGTTGCTAGAATCTTAAGCAATTCAACTTTTGTTATGGAACATATATACTTCCCTATAAATTGGATGGATAGATGGCCAGAGTTTTATGAGAGCATGATTAAATATCAAAGGGAAGGCAAGAACGCACATGATGATGCACAAGATGCTATAACAGGAGTTGCTGAAAAATTAGATGCAAACAAATTTATTATGAAATAAGGAGGACACAAATGGGCATAAGAGAGAATTTAAAAGCATTTAAGATAGGCTTAGGCATTGCTAAGGCAGGACTGCAAAGCGGCGACCAAGGGATAACAGCAAGCTTAAGAAACCTATTAACACCAAAATGGAATGAACCGCCAGCAAGAAACACATATCAAATATTAGATATGTATTCTAAAAATCCTAGAATGAACCCAGTAAGAAAGATAAGCGAAGATGTAGGCGGAGCAAGATTTAAATTATATACAAGCCAAGATAAAACAAAAGCGTTAGACAGCCACCCATTATTAGACTTACTTAACAATCCTAACCCTATGCCAGAATTTACAGGGTATACAATAAGATATTTAACAGAGGTTTATATGCTACTTAAAGGGCAGGCTTATTGGGTATTAGAAAGGAATGGACTAGGACAGCCAACAGAAATATGGCTAGTACCACCACATTGGGTAAGGCAAACACCATCATTTTACAAACCCTTCTATATGATACAACCTATGGGAGTTAGTACACTAGGAGTTAAATATGTACCTATGGAAGATGTAATACATTTTAAAGACCCTAACCCATTAGACCCATATGCAAGAGGTATGGGGCAAGCCGAAGGGATAGGCGACGAAATAGAAACAGATGAATATATGGCAAAGTATGAAAAACGTTTCTTTTACAATGATGCTACACCACCTTTTGCAGTAACAGCGCCAGGAGCACAAGAAGAAGAAATTGATAGAATGGAAGAAAGGTGGATGTCTAAACATGCTGGCGTAAATAATTCACATAAACCGGCGTTTTTTAATTGGGATGCTCGAATACAAATGCTAAAAGAAACAAATGCAGAAATGGAATATATAGAAAGCAGAAAGTTCCTAAGAGACTTATGCAACCAACATTTTAATATTCCGCCGGAGATTTTAGGGATAAGTGAAAATAGTAATAGAGCGACAATAGAAAGTGCGTATTATATTTATGCTAAGAATGTATTAACAACCAAGTTTAGGCTTATAGAAGACACTATAAACACACAATTATGCGCAATGTTTAAAGATAAACCATATTTTGAATTTGAAAATATAATACCAGACGATAAAGAATTTAATTTAGAGGTTGCTAATGCAGGATTAACAAATGGAACTATATTAGTAGACGAATGGAGAAAAATAAACGGACTTGATGAATTACCAAATGGTCAAGGACAAGTGCTGATGGTCAAAATAGGTACTCAACCAACTAAACCAGAAGATTTAGAAGGGTTTCAAGCTATTAAACCGGTGCAACAAACTACTAACGCAGAACCGCAACCCACTAAATCAATAATAACGAAAGAAGATAGAATATCTATTCAAAAGTGTATAAAAAAAAATAATCAAACCAGGATACAACAAAGAGACAAATTATCTAAGCCATTAGAAAAATCTTTTGAGTATACAGTAAAGAAATATTTAAGTAATATGAAAGATGACGTAGTAAGTAAAGTAAAAGCTGGTTCACGTGATCCTATTGATTTAGATAAGTGGAATGCAAAAATAAAAGAAGCACTGTCACCAGAGTATCAAAGAATTTTTAAAACTGGTGGTGACGCAGTAACAAGAGAATTTAAAACTATAGGGTATCACATAAATAAAAAAATAGATGTGTCATTTGATTATAAAGACCCAAGCGTAACCCAGAAGATTAAGAATAAAGTTAATAAGATAACAAAGGTTAATGAAACCACAAAAGAAAATGTAAAACAGAAAATAGCCGAAATGTACGAAGATGAAGAAAATGATAACTTTACGATAAGAGACATAGCAGACGCAATAGGCGATATGCCAGAGTTTGATGATTCTAGAGCTACAACAATAGCACAAACAGAAGTATTGTCAAGCTTAAACCAAGCGACTATAGAAGGATATAAGCAAAACAGCGATTTAATAGATGGCAAAGCATGGCTAAGCAATAATGATGCACAGACTAGACCAGCACACCTACAAGCAGGAATGGACTATGATGAAGCCAATGCAATACCAGTTGATGAAGACTTTATTGTAGATGGTGAAGAATGTACATGTCCTGGAGATGATAGCCTTTCGGCTGGTAATGTTATTAATTGCAGGTGTTGTATGGCACCCGTAGTGAATGTTGAATAATTATAAAAAAATAATATGTATAAACAGTGTATAAAATATTAAATACAGAATAATTATACATAAAACTGTTGTAAAACAGGTGAAATATATTTACAAAGAGCATATTTATACGCAAAAGGTTAATTTTACGAAATAAAAATAAGGACTAAGTTAAAATTGCTCAAGTTACAAAATTTAAATAGCAAGGGCTTTTAATGGGCTATTTTTTTATATCAAGAATTCGAGGTACAAGTATAACAAATTGTCAAATAAATTGATGAGGTGATTTAATCATGTTTTTTAATAGAAAACCTAAAAAAGAACCGCCAATACCTAAAAGACAAAAGGGCGAACCATTTTTATCTTTTGAAGAATGGGACAAACTAACTGATTGCTTAGTTGAGGTAAAACCTACAGATAGTAAACCACCATGTCAATATAGCAACCATACTAAATATAAATTAGTAACTAGAGATGAATTTATACTAGAGTATGCTAGAAGATTTTACATGAATAAAGAACAAACAATGGAATCATGGGAGAAAATATCACAAGGGTATAATTTTTGCTTTATAGGTATGGCAGGAGAATATTATAGTGTAAGTTATATAAATAAATTATTAGAGAGGTAGTGCAATAATGTTATTAAGTAATACAATTTTAGATATGCTTCAAAACCAATTAACTCATGAATACACAAATCAAAGCAAATATAGAAACGTACAAGCTTACTTTTCCGTTTTAAACCTAGAAGGGTTTTATAAATACTTTGAGGAACAGGCAAAAGGAGAATATGGGCACTATGAACATATAATTAGTTATCTAGATCAGAAGAATGCACCATATAAAATAGCAGTTGAAGCATTAGAACCTATTGAGTTTACAGATATAAAGACTATATTAGATTTTTATTACAATACGGAGATAGGTACAACACAACTACTATATGCTATAGCTAAGCAAGCTAAAGCAGAGGGCGACGAAGGCACAGTGTCTTGGCTGTATGATACACCTATAGGAGACACAAACTTATCTTTAATAAATGAACAGATAGAAGAAGAGAATTCAGCATTAATCTTAAAGCAAAAAGTATTAGATGGACTTGGAGATAATGACCAGCTTAATGGACAATGGATAAGGCAAGTAGATAAAATTCTATTAGAACAGTTGGAGGGATAAGATGTTTGATAAAACTATGGAAGCTCAAGAAGAGTTAATACAGCTAATTAAAAATATAAAGGAGAGAGAACAATATGGAAATGACAAGTAAAAAAACTTGGGAAGAGTTTAGAGAAACAGGTTTACTATGGTTTATAAATACTACTTTGCATATGTTTGGATGGGCTATAGTTTTTGACTATGATGATAATAAAAAGCTAAAAGGAGTTTACCCAGTAAGATGTAAATTTAGAGGGTTTGACAATAAATCAAATGATGAAGGATATACAAAAGTAACTAAATACATGAAAGATAATGCAGATGAATTACTAAAAGAATGTGAGGAATAATATTACTTCGCAAAAGACTGATTTTACGAAGTCCGCAAATTATCCGCAAAGAAGCCGATTATACATGGTTTTCTATGATATACTTGTTATAGTAATAATATTACAAATAGTCACAGAAAATTAAATATATGTGGTGGCAGAATAGGTAAACGCAAGGATTGACGTACAATCACCTTTAAAGGAGTTCGACTCTCCGTAGCTAGTGGTGTGCTTAGTTGTAAGTTCAAATCTTACCCACATATAATTTCGGGTGCTTTTTATTTAGGAGGGCATATGCAAACATTAAAATGTAAGAAATGTGGTAAGACCTTATTAGAAGCAGAAGGGCAGGCTAATATTATTAAGGTATGCCCTAAATGCAAGAATAGGAATGAATTCCATATAAAAGAAAGTAAAAAATTTGAAGATAAAATAATTAAAAAATAGGACTAAAAAGAATTGAATAGATCAGCATACCTAGCGTATCACTATGAGGATAAAACCTTGTAGTGATACGCTTTTTTTATTTTAAGGAGGTGAATTAATGAAAACTAAAAGTATTAATTGGAAAGTTAAAGTATTAGACCAAGCTAATAGAATAATTGAAATGATTGGGAGTACAGAGGACATAGACAGAGCAGGAGACAGCATGAAAATGTCAGGAGTTCAACTAGGTAATTACCTTAAGAACCCTGTAATACTTGCAAACCATTGCCATGGATATGAAGAGAAACCTACTGTTATAGGGAAAGCTTTGGATGTTCGTATTGATGGAACACAACTTATATTCAAAATTCAGTTTGCAGAAACTGACAATGCCAAAGACTGGTTTTATTTATATTCCAATGGATTTATGAACGCTAGTTCAATAGGTTTTAATCCTACAAAGTATGAGCCTAATGATAATGGCGGTTATGACTATACAGAATGGGAACTTTTAGAATTAAGCCTTGTTGCTGTACCTTGTAACCCTAATGCAGTGCAAAGGGCTTTTACGGAAGGTAAAATATCCAAAAATTTTATGGGCGGTATAACTGGCGAACTTCGACAATACTTAGATTTGGGGAAGAAAGGGAGCAAAGATGTGAAAATAAAAGCCATAAAAGAAATGATTGATAAAGCAGTACAACCATATAAAGATAAAATATCTAGTTTGGAAATTGAAAAAGCTGCATTAGTAGCGCAATTAAAAGCTGGAGCAACTTTATCTAGTGCAAGTAAAGACAAACTTAAAGATATACATGACACTATGGAAAAATGTACTAAGGAATTACAAGATTGCCATAAAAACTTAAAAGATTTTATAGGCGCTGATGAAACTGATGGTGTAGATGGGCAAGATGGAAATAAACCAGAAGATAAATCATTAGAAATTGATTTAAGCGATTTTAGTATAAAAGACTTCAAAGGTGAAGATGAACTTGATATTGATGAAGAAACTATAAAAAAACTTATACATGATACGGTTTCAAAAGAATTTAAAAACCAAAAATAAGGAGGAGTAGAAATGACAAGTGAAGAATTAAAAGCGTTAATACAAGGCGAGGTTAAAAATGCGGTAAATGAGCAAATAGAACCTCTTAAAGAAACTCAAAGAAAATATGCTGATTTATTTTCTGAATCAAATAAGGGGAATAAACGAACAGAAGAAAAAGGTGAGGATGTTGAACCAGGTATAAGACTTGCTAGATGTGCAAAACTTGCTGTATTATCCAAAGGAGATATGGAGAAAGCTATATACATAGCAAAAGGTAATGAAAGAAAAGAAGGAATGTATCCTAATGATAAAAAATTAGTCGGCGCTATGGAAAAAGCTTTAAGTGTAACTAGCCCAGCAGATGGAGGTTTTCTTGTACCAGAAGTTTTAGCAAATGAAGTTATTCCATTACTTTACTCTAAAACAGTAGTTATGGAAAGCGGTGCTAGAAAGTTAGACATGCCTAATGGTAATCTTTCTATACCAAGACTTCAAGGCGGTGCAGTATCTTACTATCAAGGAGAAAATCTTCCAGCTACAAAATCACAACAGAAATTTGAAAATCTTACATTGAGATCAAAAAAGCTTACTACTTTAGTACCTACATCTAATGATTTAATAAGAAATGCTAGTGTATCTGCTGATGCAATAGTAAGAGATGATATGATGCAGGCAATGAGATTAAAAATGGACTTTGCTGCTTTATATGGTAAGGGAACTCAATTCTCACCTTTAGGTATTGCTAATACGCCGGGGGTTGTAAGCCAAAGCATTTCAGCTGTAATAGGCGCAGATGACCCTGCAATTATGAGAGCAGTTTTAAAATCTAAAAACTTACCAATGACTAGTGTCGGTTGGGTGTTTAATTCAACTATTGAAGGAATACTCTACAACTTAAAGACAACTACAGGAGCTTATATTTATAGAGAAGAAATGAATACAGGCAAACTTTTAGGATATCCGTACTTAACTACAGAACAAATTCCAGTAGGTTCAGATTCACATGGAAAATCAGATGTATTCTTTGGAGACTGGTCAGAGTTCATAATCGGTGAAGAAGTCGCATTTGAAATGTCAGCATCTACAGAAGCGACATATGATGATGGAACTGGAACACTTGTAAGTGCATATTCTAATGATCAGACAATTATAAAAGTTTTAGCAAAACATGACTTTGGATTAAGACATGCACCAGCATTTTTAGTCTACACATATTACACTAAATAAGAGTTGATTAGCGATAAGTTAATTTAACTCTTATTTTATTTTAAGGAGGAAGTTAAATGAGAAGACAATTATTAGCAAGAGTACAACCTTATCCAGCTTTAAATCCAGCAGCAGCACTTTCAGCCGGCGCACAAAATGGCGTTGTAATAGATAGAATGGCAGCAGTGCCAACACAACCAAGTGGAGTAACAGCCTATACAGCTTATACAAGTTCAGCTGGTGTATATGATAGTGCAAATATTATGCTTGCATTAGGTGCAATATCGGGTTCACCAACAGCAACAAGTGTAACTGTAAAAGTACAGCATGGAGATGCTAGTGACGGTTCAGATATGGCAGATGTTCCAACTACTGCATATATAGATTCTGCACCAACATTAACAAGTGCAAGCACAAACGGAAATTTTGATATAGATCTAGTAGGATTAAAAAGATATATAAGAGTTGTTGTAACAGTAGCTTTTACAGGTGGTACAAGTCCGGCAGTTTATACAGCAAGTTCAATTGTATTTGGAGATGGCAATAATCAACCAGCTAACTAATAAGAAGAGGGCGGATGCTCTTTTCTTCTAGGAGGTGTAAACAATGGATTTAGCAAGTAATGCATTAATAGACTTGGCAAGTGTAAAAGAATATTTAAATATAGATGCATCTGATACAACAAAAGATAATTTTTTAACACGTAAAATAAATGCTGCAAGTACATTAGTAGAACAGTATATAAATAGGAGCTTAAAAGTTAATAGCTATACTGAAAATCTACAAGGAAATAACAGGCAATATTTAGTGTTAAGGAACTATCCTCTGGTAAGTGTAGAGAGCATTAGATTTTTTGATAATGTATTAGATCCTAGCCAATATGATGTAGATGATTATTGTATTAATAGAGGAATGATTTATAAAGAAACAGGATGGACATCTAATGATTTTCTAATAGGAATTGGTGGTGATCCAGTGCCAGGCAAAAAAATAATACAAGTACAATACCATGCTGGATATGAAACAGTACCAGCAGATATACAAGATGCAGTAATAGACTTAGTAGCATTAAAATTCAAAGAAAGTACATACGGTGATAACAGATTTGGCATAGAAAGTGAACATGTTGGAGCAGTAAGCTATACTTATTCTAAAAAAGATTTAGCTATACCAGCTAGTATAAGTAGTGTGCTTGATAGATATGTAGCAAAGAGGGTGTAAGCTATGATGATGCCGGACAAAGTAGATATATTAAAAGCTACTCAAGTGCCTAATCCAACGCAAGGCGGATATATAACTAAATATGTATTAGATAGGACAATACAATGTAATTTTCAGCCTGTAAGCTACAATACGCTGTATAGACCTTATGGTATAGCAGATACAACAAGCAATATTGTGTTTTGTAAAGATTTTAATGTGATAGCAGATAACAGAATTAAAAAAGGTAATTTTACTTATAAAATAGATTCTATTAAAAACTATGGAGTGCATCATGCAGAAATTGCAGTATCAAAGGTGGTGGGATAAATGGGACAAAGCATAGATGAAGCTTTAGCGGATTGGGCTAAAAGAATGCAAAAGAAAGTGGAAGAGGTCAACACGAGTGTAGATAATGGGCTTCTAAAAGCAGCACTTTATTGCGAAGGCCAAGCTAAGCAAAACGCTATGGATAGAATATACAATTTACCTATACCAACTTATGCAAATGGGAAACCACGTTGGAAACGTACTGGACTATATAAAGCAAGTATAGGAAGCAGTATGAACCCTAACACACCACATAGTGCAATTATATATAATAGTGCTCCATATGCGAAATATCTTGAATTTGGAACATCTAAAGGCATAAGAGGAAAATATATAATGTCAGATGCAGTTTTAAAGCACCAAGACGACATTATAAAAATAATAAGTAACTATGTTGCAGGGGGTAATAAGAATGGTTAATATTTTGCCACAAGTTTATAACATCTTAAGCCAAATTGCACCTTCTTATTGCCAATATCCACAGATTCTTGTTGATGCAACTAGAAATCAAACAGGGGTAGAGCAAAAATATTTCCCTATGATAAGTTACTTTGATAGTGACCATTTAGCCGACCAGTTTCAAGACGGTCAAAATAGTAATGATGTAATTGAAATAACAGTTGATATATGGGAAAGAGCCGATAGTGATACAGGAGAATTAATAAGTGTATATGCAGATGTAGACCAAGCTATGAGGGCAAATAAATTTATTAGAACAATGTTTACAAATAGTTTTGAAGAAGATACCTTAATAAACCATTACACATTTAAATATAAGAAAATTTTAGAAGAGACACCTTTATAGGTGTTTTTTATTTTATAAAGGAGAGTGAGATAATTGAGTAATTTTATAAGTGTAGAAAACTTATATTATGCTTTGGAGCAGACAGATGTAAGCGGTGGAACTTCTACATATGGAACGCCAAAACCAGTCGGTAAATCTGTAAAAATAAGCGTAGAACCAAACATTGCTAATGCTTCATTCTATGGAGATAGCGCACTACAAGAATATGCTACACAATTTGTTAGTGCCAAAGTTAGCTTAGAAACAGAAGTACTTCCACTTAGTGTAGTTGCAGATATTTTAGGACATACTTTGGATAACACAGGTGGTATGATTTATAGCAAGAATGATTATGCTCCTTATGTAGCACTTATGTATAGAAGAAAGAAAGCAAACGGACATTATAGATATATTAAACTGTTCAAATGCAAATTTGCAGATGGCAAGGAAGACGGAGAAACAGTTTCGAATTCACTTAAGATACAAGATGATACTTTGGAAGGTGTATGTTTTGCTAGATATAGTGATGGACAATGGAGAGTAACAAAAGATCAAGATGAAACAGGCTATACGGATGTTTCCACAACTTGGTTTCAGAGCGTAAATGGAACTTCTACACCTCTTACAGTTACAAGCACTCCAGCAGATGGAGCAACAGGAGTTTCTCCAAGTGCACCTATTAGTTTAGTATTTAGTACAAATTTAAATTCTAGCTCAGTTAATTCGGACAACATAGCATTAATAAAAAGCGCAGATGGTACAGCAGTAACTGCAACAGTAGCTTATAATGATACGAATAAGACGGTTACAGTGACACCTTCAAGTGCATTATCAGCCACAACAGCTTATATATTAACAGTAAGTAAGAGCGTAAAGGATACAGCAGGCAACACACTTGCTAATACATTTATTATAAACTTTACAACAACTTAATTTTGGGGCATATAGCCCCTTTAAAGGAGGATTTAGAATGCAAATTACTTTAAATATAAAAGGAAAAGAAAAAACTTTTGAAAGCGGTTTTGTACCAGCAAGATTATTAAGGGATACTATTAAAAAAGCCGAAAAGATGGAAAAGGGTAAAATTAAAGATCTTGAAATGTTTGATTTAATGGCAGAATATATTGTGGATGTGTATAAAAAGCAATTTACAGTTGATGATGTGCTTGACGGATTGTCTTTTGAACAGCTTGCAGAAGAATTTAACAAAGCCATGGGCAATATAACAGATAAATTAAGCGACAAAATTAATACAATGCAAAAATTAAACCCAAACGTATAAAAGGAGATAGTTCGAAAGAGGAGTTATCTCCTATGGATTTTGTATATAATCTATATGATAGCTTAATGTGGATTAAAGTAAACACAGGTGAGCAAATAGAAGAAAAGCCTTATATGACGTTAACCGAAATAGATGATATGGATATATTTTTTTACTTGGATTTACGTATATACCAATTAAAGCAACAGAGCAAAGAAAATACAAAAAATTATGATAAAATGGGATTGTAATTTTTATGTAAAGTGCTATTATATTGGTAGGGGTGGTTATGATGGGTAAAAGAAAGTCAAGTGGTGTAGGAGAGTTTGCAGTAGCAGGAACTTTAATGAAAACAAGTAGAAACTCTAAAATAAATAGCGCAGGAGATACAATGTTACTTGCAAGTGTTATATTGCTTATAGGGCAATTAATTAAATTATGTTTTACAATACCTTATCAGATACTTAAATACACTTTTAAAATAGCTATTTGGTCATGCAAGGTTTTTGCAAAGATACTTAAAGAAGTAGGCAAAACGTTAAAAATTTTAGGCAATAAATGTGAAAAATATAATAATAAAAATAGATTGAAGAAAACGCTCGATTAAGGGCGCTTTTTTTATGCACTTTTTTAAAGAAGGAGGTGCGATATGGCAGATATAGGCGGAAGTGATGTAGCTTTTAACATACCCATTAATGCGGTATTAGATGGGTTTAACAGCGCAATGGAAGGTGTTAAATCTAGTGTTAGTGGTGCAATGGATGGAGTAAAGTCTAAAATGGGAGAAGTTCGAGAAGCCTTTGGAGCGGTTGGGCTTCTTGCTGGGAACGCATTAAAAGATAGTGTTGAAGCAGCGGCTAAAGCACAGCAGAACTTTGCAGACTTACAAGCTACTGTAAAAAGTACTGGCGGAGCAGCAGGGTATACAGCGGAACAAATAAAGCAAATGGCTGGAGAGCTTTCAGATAAGACAACATTTACTAGTGGAGAAATAATGAAGGGCCAGAATATGCTCTTAACATTTACTAATATTAGTGGGCAAGTTTATAAAGATGCAAGCATGGCAATGTTGGATTTATCACAGAAGATGGGCACAGCACCACAACAAACTGCTATTCAATTAGGTAAGGCACTTAATGATCCTATAAAAGGTATAACAGCTTTAACTCGTGTCGGTGTTACATTCACGGACCAGCAGAAGCAACAGATACAAGCAATGGAATCAGCAGGAAATATGGCAGGAGCACAGGAAGTTATAATAAAAGAACTTAATAAAGAATTCGGCGGTCAAGCAACAGCGCAATTAAATACATATAATGGTCAATTAAAGTTGCTACATAACAATTTAAACGAAATGAAAGCAGCTATAGGGAGTGCAGTATTACCTTACTTACAGAAATTTATGCAAGAAATAAATAAAGGAATAGAACCTATTATTAGTTTTATAAAAGCTCACGCTCAAATGGCAGCGGCGATATTAGCCACGACTACAGCTATAGGGACATTGGTAGGCGGATTTGCTTTATTTAATAAAATAAGCAGTATATTAGGACCAACAGTACAAGGGATAACTGGGCTAATAGGAAGTTTAAGTTTACCGGTAGCAGGAGTTATAGCAGGTATAGGACTATTAGTTGCGGCATATACAACTAATTTTAACGGACTAAAAACTTTTGTAGATGGCATTATAGGGAATCTAAAAGGTGTGTTTGATACCGTAAAAGGACTATTTAATACTTTTCAGGACGACTTGAAAAGTGGATTATCTGTAGTAGCAAGTATACAGGATGTTATATCCAAAGCCTTTGGCTCTAAAGTAGGCGACGAGGTAGGAAATACTATAGCAATAATAGTTAATAATTTTAACATATTAAAGGATAATGCAAAAGAAATATTTAGTAATGTAATAGACATAGTAAAAGACTTTATAAATTTAGTTAGAGTAAATATGCCAACTATAGAAAGTGTAATGCGTACTACGTTTAGTATAATATCTACAGTTGTAACAAGTGTATTAATACCAGTTTTTAAAAATATTATAGGCATAGTTGGTCAAGTGGTTAGTTTTATAAAAAATAATTGGAATATAATAGGCACAATAATAACTGGGGTATTTAAAATAGTAAGTATTGCTTATAGTAGTGTATTTGCACCAGTTATAAATAAAATAATACAAATAGTTGGAAGCTTATTGAACTTCGTAACATCTAACAAAGTTGTACTAGATGGGATTTTAACAGTATTTATGGCTAGGATGGCAATGGTGGGAGCACAAGCAGTTATAAACGGTGCCAAGGTTGTTACTAATTTTGTGGGGTCTTTGATAACAAGTGGCAAAGAAGCTATAGCACAAGCAGTTAAAATAGCTACATTTATAGCAAGTATGGTTAAGACTGGAACAGAAGCGGTTATAAATGGAGGTAAAGTAGTAGCAAGCTTTATAGGTAGCATGATTAAGGCAGGCACTCAAGCGGTTATTTCTGGTGCGAAAGTGGTTGGTAGCTTTGTAGCAAGTCTTGTAACTGCAGGTACTCAAGCAGTTATAAACGGTGCGAAAGTAGTAGGCTCTTTTATTGCAAGTATGGCAACAGCAGGAATACAAGCGGCAATAAATGGTGGGAAAATAGTAGCAAGTTTTGTAGCTGCAATTATAGCAAGTGGTACACAATCTGTTTTATCTGCAGCTAAAGTGGTAGGAAGTTTTGTAGCAAGCCTTATTGTTGCAGGCACACAATCTGTTATTGCAGCAGCAAGAATAGGATTAGTTACAGCAGCACAATGGTTGCTTAATGCGGCTATGGATGCAAACCCTATAGGACTTGTTATTTTGGCAATCGCTGGATTAGTTGCAGCAGGAGTAGCGTTATACGAAAACTGGGGTACAGTAAGCAAAGCAGCAGGAGAAGCATGGAACGCTATAAAAAAAGCATTCTCACCTCTAATGACATGGGGAAAAGAAGCGTTTCAGTGGGGAAAGGACATGATAGATAATTTAGTTAGTGGTATAGAAGGTGGTATTGGAGCAGTTGGAGATGCGGTTTCCCAAGTAGCAGATAAAATAAGTTCCTTTTTACACCATTCAGTGCCGAACGAAGGCCCACTTTCGAGCGAACTGAACTGGATGCCTGATTTTATGGACAATTTAACTAATGGAATAAAAAATAATAAATATAAAGTTGTTGATGCAGTAAAAGGTCTAGCAACAAATATGAGTGTAGGTATTAAAGCTATGCCAGTATTAAATAACTTACAACAAAGTACTAAGCCGCAACCAATACCACAAGCTATTAATGCAAACAAAGATACTAATATAAGCATAGCATTAGATGGTACAGCATTAGCAAAGGCGCAGTTGAAATATACAGAGCTTACACAAGGAAGAAATAATAAATTTGTAGCGAGGAGGTATGGAGTAACTAATGGCTAATTATGGATTTACATTTAATAATAAACACTCTATTAGGGATATAGGCGTTATTATGGAATATAAAAAAATACAACCTCCTGCAAAGAAAAAGCTTAAATTAGCAGTACCTTACATGAATGGAATGTATGACTTCTCTACTATAGGAAGTAATGGAGAGCAAGTCTTTGAGCAACGTATTATTAATGTAAAAATAGATTTACTTTCTAAGGCTAAGACTAAAGAAGACCTGCAGAGACTTTACAGCAGAGTGTGCGAATGGCTTTTAAATACTCCAAAAGCAAAGCTAGTGTTTGATGATGACACTGGCTTTTTTTATATGGCCGAAGTAGAAAGCGTATCTAGTTGGGAAGAAACTTGGTACTGGGGTTACATGGAATTTACTTTTACTTGTGACCCATTTAAATATGGTGCGACTTATTATGGCTCCGACTTGCTGTGGGATAATCTTGACTTCGATTTACCAGATTATATACAACAAAGCAGATTTACTATAAATGGCATACAAACAGTTTATTTATATGTACCTTGGGGACATTCTTTTACGCCTAATGTAGTAGTAGATTCCACTATGACTTGTACCTTAAATAACTATACAGCTACATTTGCGCCAAATAGTCCTATAGATTACGGCTTTAGGTTATTAAATGGAACCAATGCAATAACAATACAAGGGACAGGCGATATAGAATTTCAGTTTAGAAAGGAGATGTTATAAATGTCTTATGCGGACCAAATAAGGGTAGAGCCAAGTGCTTACAACATGCGAAGTTTAATTGCAGATGGTATAGAAGAAAATAAGTCTATTGCAGATAGTGCAAGCAGTAATTCGACTAATGCATTAAATACAGCAAATAACGCAAATAGTAGGGTAGATAATATAGTAGCAAATCAAGGTAGCGCGCAAAGTACCGAGGTAATTGATAGCCGACATGATAATGTAAATAATATAAGTTATACTGCACTTGGGAATAGGCTTGATACACATAGCACCAGACTAATAGATATATCTGTTAATATCAAAACCTTTGGCGCAGTTGGGGATGGCTCTACTGATGATACACAAGCAATACAAAATGCTTTAGATTCTTTAACAAATGGTGGCAATGTTCTTGTACCAAGAGGCACATATATAATTAGTTCCGATTTAAAAATTGGGGATAATACAACTTTATTAGGAGCTGGAATAAATGTATCTATTATAAAGAGATTAAGTGGCACAGGAACTAACGGCTGTTTATTAAAGAATAAAAATTGTGTCGGATATGGTGGACATGATAATTCTACTTTTCCAGATTATACAACAATAACTCCTAATTATAATATTGTTATAAAGGATATTTGTTTTGATGGTAATAGGTCTAATAACGGAAACACCAAAGATGGTGGATTACTATTTACATTATGTCAAGGATTGAAAATACAAAATGTTATAGTTAAAAATACTTTAGGGAAAGGTATTTACTTACAAGCTACGAAAGATATTTTATTAGAACATAGTAAAGCAATAAACAATTCTTTAAATGGAGTTCATATTACTGATTGTATACAATTTTTAGTTGATAATTTAGAGACATATGGTAATACAGATTATTCTTTAGAAATAGGGGCAGGAGACACAACAAGTCAGCCAAATTCTATAATAAATATGCCTTTAAATTGGGCAGGGCAAGGAAATGTTGTTAATTGTAACCTACATGATAATACTTCTGTGGCGTACTATATGAGAGGATTTAATAATATTACAATAAAAAATGTTACCGTGAAAGATAACTATATTTATAACACAGCAAAAACTACTGGCTCAACAGATATAACTACAGGTGCAGGGATAGCAACTTCTGACTTGATTGAAGATATTAAAATTTATAATAATAATATCTATGGTAATGCCGGAAGTGGAATATATATTACTGCTGGAACAGACAACAAAAACTTTATAATAAATAGCAATGAAATTTACTCTAATACGCAAAAAAGTCTATATATAAATGGTCTAACAAATAGCATTATAAAAAATAATTATATTCATGAAAATTTAGATGGATGCTATTTAAATTATTTATATACTTGTATTTTTGAGGGTAATGTGTTGAAAGATAATTGCAATAATACCGCTTATCCTTTATTTTTAACAAACTGTCAACATAATACATTAAAAAATAATAGTATAGATGATAAAACATATACAGATAGGTATAGTAATACATTTGATATATATGAGGAAAATACAAATGCCGATAATTACTACTTTGGCAACAAGATTAATAATATAGTAAGAATAATATCAGCTACTAAAATGGACAATAATAGTTGGCAAAAAATATCTAACGTATCTATGAGAATATATTATAGGATAGGTGATGTCTTAACATATTTAGATCCAACAACAAATAGTTGTATAGGTTTAGTATGCACCAGAGAAGGGTGGTATCCCCCTATTTGGTCAGCAAATACTACGTATTTGGCAGACGAACATTTTATTAGGCGCCCAACTATTGATAATGACCATGTTTACATACCTATTACGGATGGGCAATCTAGTACTTCCGAGCCTAGTTGGAACATTTCAACAAGTTCAACAACTATAGATAATACAGTTACATGGAAGGAATATGGGTATTGTGCATCTTTTAAGAAATATGGTGCATTAATATAAATAAATTTGAGATTTATGTATATTAATGATATAATTGTAAAAAAGATTAGAGGTAAACCATGAAGAACATGCTTAAAAAAATATTATTTTATTTTGACTATATTAGATATATTTTTGTCTTAATATTATATAAAAAATGCAAGAAAAAAGAGTTGATTAATAAGGATATAAAAAAATGGCAAAGTAAATTTGCACAAATAGAAAATAAATCTTTTAATTATTCCTTACATTGGTTAATGTTTAAATTCCCGGAGTTTAGAAACTTATTTTATTATAGAACACAAGAAGATTTTTTTATAAGGCATATATGTAAAATGCTATACCGTAAGCTTAATACATTAGACATAAACCCATTGCAAAGTATAGGAGGAGGTTTATTTATTCAACATGGCTTTAGTTCTATAATAATGGCAAAAAGTATAGGAGAGAATTGTTGGATAAATCAACAAGTTACTATAGGATACATAGAGGATAAGGGCAATCCTATTGTGGGGAATAATGTAAAAATACATGCGGGAGCAGTTGTAATAGGGAATATAACAATCGGTGATAATGTAGTTATTGGAGCAAATACAACGGTAACTAAAGACGTACCACCAAATTGTACAGTTGTTGGTGGTCAATCTTATATAGTTAAAAAAAATAATATTAAGGTAAAAGAAAAATTATAAAAAGGATTTAGATTAATTTCTAAGTCCTTTTTTAATATCTAAGGAAGGAGAAACTATGTATAAAATAATTTTAATAAATGGTACAGAACAAACAACAATACATTATCCTAGCGCAGAGAATAATCCGTGTAGGCTTTTCAAAGCTGATTTAGATGAAAAGGAAAGCCAAATAAGCCAGCTTACAATAGATATTCCGTTCTTTAATCCTGGATATAATAAACTATATAGCAGAGCAACTTTAATAAGAGTAATAAGAGTAAAAGATAATGTTACAACTTTTAGAGGTAGATTAATAGATTTTCAAGAGCACATGGATGACAATTCAAACCCATTTTACAAAGAATGCATATTTGAATCAGAACTTGGTTATCTGTGTGACACCCAAGTAAGACCGCAAAGTATTAGTGATATGTCACCACATGATCTACTGGTATTACTTATAAATAACCATAACAGCCACAGTGATAAGCAATTTTTGATAGGTACTATAGATATGGAAGATAGAATAACAACTAACTTGGAGTACTCTACAACGCTAAATAGTATCCTTACTAACTTAGTAAATGTACAAGGTGGTATAATTCAGCTACGTTATGGTGCTAATGATGTAAGATATATAGACTATGTAAGTAGTACAGGGGTTACTAATAATACTACTATAGCGTTAGCAAAGAATATGAAAAGTATGATATGGGAACCAGATACTACTAATATAGCGACTCGAATAATTCCAGTTGGTAAAGATAATCTTAATATAGCTTCTGTAAATAATAATATAGATTATCTTGAAAATGCAGATGCAGTTAATCAATATGGAATAGTAGAACAAGTATTAAAGCTAGATGATATAGAAGATGCAAATGTGCTTAAGCAAAAGGGGCAAGATAAATTAACGGAAATGAGCAAAGCAGAAGTTAAATTAAGTGTAGAAGCATATGACCTTAGCACTATAGGGGTAGATGCTTCTTCTTTTTATATTAGCGATAATGTAAATGTTCAAAATCCTATAATTGGATTTAATGATACTTTTAGAGTTATAGAAAAAACTACAGATCTACTACAATCACACAATATAACTTTAACATTTGCTAACAAGTTCGAAAGGCTTGCAGATAAACAAGTTCAGATGCAGAGAGCAGCTAACTTTGTAAATCAAATAAGCGATAAAAACGGTGTTAATACTTACTTTCTTCGTAATGCTATAGATGCGACTAGAAACATGGTTATTGCAAGTGGAGCATATAAAAACAAGAAATACATAGAAAACCAAGGTATACTTTTTGAGAACACAGATGAAACAGATGCAAGTTTCGGCGCAATGTACATAGCTCCAACTGGATTTATGATATCTAATACAAAGGACAGTTCGGGAAATTGGGAGTGGACTACTTTTGGCACAGGTGGTGGGTTTACTGCCAACTTAATAAATGCTGGTACACTTTTAGCTGACAGAATTGCAGGAGGTACTTTATCAAGTGTAGATGGTAGTTTGAAAATAAGTTTAGAAGATGGGAAATTCACATTAACGCAAAATGGGCAAAGAGCAATATCATTGGAAGGAGAAAGTATAAACTGGTATGATTGGCAACAGGGTGCTTCTTTAACTGGTAGAATTAGTTCAAATCGTCTTGTAGATGCACAAGGAAATCCAACAGGTGCACCGGTGTTTAGTGCAGGCATACCCCGTGGGGTTTTTTATGAAATCGCTAGTATGGAAAATGACATAAATTATCCTATTGTGCGTGTGGACAATTATGTATCGGATAGCTCTAAGCAAGTAGTTAATTTTTTTTCAGGAGTTTATTGTGAACAAATATCTTTAAATAAAACTAGAACTGGAGCAAATGTTTGGACTGGTGACGTGACTATAGACGGAATGAAAATGACGTTTATAGATGGATTGCTTGTAAACGCAGTTAAACAATAAAACGAGAATATGGGAGGTTGAAGATGAACTATGTGACTAGAGAGGAATTAGATATTGCTTTACAAGATATAGAAAAAATTAAGGCTAAGGTAAATTTATTAGAAGAGAAAAAAGCAGATGCAGAAGTATTACAAGGTATAAAAAGTGATATTAAACTACTTAATAATTCTATAGAATCTATGAAAAGCGATAGAACAGAAGATAAAGAAATGATAAGAGAGCTTAAAGAAGAAGTTAGAACATTAAATGATACAATAAATAACTCTAATATAGATACAGCGGAAATGAAAGTAAATCAAAAGAATATAGATGAAAAAATAGTTGATTTAAAAGCAGACATAGGAGAAATACAAGCACAATTTAGCAACTTAAGTAAAGATATACAAGTAATAAGAAACTCTTTAGATAATTCATTATGGAATACATATGTAAGACTATATAGAGATTATAAATTTATAAGAGTGTGTACTAGATTTTTAATAGTAATGTTTATTATTATAATGTTTAGTTCATGCTTTTTTTATGTTTCTAATGGTATTCCGTGGGATAAAATAAAAACCATAATCGGTTGGTTTGGAGTGATAGCGGATGAAAGATTTTGTATTGCATATCCTTTTTACTAACAGTATAGAAACATTATTTTTAATAGGATTTATATTTATATTTTACAATAATAGATATAATTTAATTGAAAAAATATTTATTTTTATTTTTTTAGATATATTTTCAAATAGGATACAGTATATTTCCTCCCCTGTAAATATAGTAATAGGGATTTTAATGTACTGGCTTATTTTTATTAATAATTATAAAAGCAAATTTAAATTATTACAGATTATATGTACTGGCTTTTTTATTATTGCTACTATACAGTTAGTTATTTATTCACCACTTATATTATTTCTACATTTAAATATAGATACAATACATAATAATACGATTTTCTTAATATTAACAATGATACCAATAGACATTATAGAAATACTTTTATTAATTATTATAAGGAGGAAAAAAAGAAATGAAAATAGGTGAAATATTATTAAAAATAGGTAAGAAGCTAACAGGTAAAAGCAAAAAAAATACAGAAGAAATAAAGCTAATGAGTAGTAAATCCGGTGATGGTAGTTGGGGTTGTTGGTGGATATTTAATAAGCCCAATACACCTAAAGTATTTAAATAATGCGTAAATTAAGTTTTATACTAGCGAATTATATTTATAAGAAAGAAGGTACAAGTCATTTAGAAAGGCATGGATATTACTACATATTATTAATGTTAATAAGTCAAATAGGGGAGATAGGGTTAATTTTAGCCTTATCTTTTTTATTACATTTTTTTAAGTATACAGTTGTGGTATTAATTGCTTTTATTATTTTAAGAATTAAGTTTAATGCTTATCATTGCAAGAAGATGAAAACTTGTGCTGTATACTCTACTGTTTTATTACTGTCTACAAGCTTATTAAGCAAGGCTTTATCAGCAAGACACAATTTTATCTTAATAAGTCTGTTACTCACTATTGGGCTTGTTATTGCGATTAGTAACAAGTATGTAATTAAGTTTTTAAACGAAATAGAAAAATTTTATTTTTAGGAGGTAGTTAAATGAATGGAATAGATATTTATAATGGATCTACAATTACAGATTGGGGTGCCATTAAAAGCACAGGAATTGAATATGTGTATATGAAAGCAACAGAAGGGCTTACATTCAATGATGACAAAATGAGAGACTTTTATAATGGCGCAAAGAGTGTAGGCTTAAAGGTTGGATTTTATCATTTTTTACATAGAAATAATCCATATATGGAAGCACAACATTTTATTAATATGGTAAGTAATTTTAAGGCTGATATGAAATATATGATTGATGTTGAAGCCCCAGAGCTTAAAAAGGCGGGGCAAAATGAAACATCAACAAGGGTTCGCCAATTTTATGATTATATGGCTTCAAAAGGGTATGAATGTGCTATTTATACTTATAGTTCTTTTTATAAAGAACTATTTGATAATAGAGTTAAAGATTTGCCATTATGGGTAGCTGAATATGGAGTTAATAAGCCAAGCGTAGAAAATTATATAGGCTGGCAGTATAGCGAAACCGGGAATGTTCCAGGAGTAAGCGGAAACTGTGATGTTAATAATTTTAGTGAAGGCGTTTTGCTAGGGAACTCAAAGACATTAGTTATAAATAATATTATGGTAGCAACACGTGAAGATAACACTATAAAAATAATTCAGCAACAACTTAATACACTTCTTAAGAAAGGTCTTATAGTAGATGGGATAAATGGAGCAAATACTACTGATGCTATTAAAGAATTTCAAGGAGCTATGGGGTTAGCTCAAGATGGAATTTGGGGACCAAACACGGTAAAAGCGGTAACGGAAATATTCTCAAGACCACTGGATGGAGTTTCATATCCTCATTATGAATATGCTACAAGGTATATACAATATAGAGTAGGCGGGACTATTGATGGGATCTTTGGAGATGGAACTAAAGTAAATGTGCAGAATTGGCAAGCAAGGCATGGACTAAATACAGATGGAATTGTTGGACAATCTACATGGTCAAAGTTGTTGGATGAAAATTGCTAATTATAGTAGCAATATAAATAAAAAATAAAAATAATTAAATTTTTGGAGGAATGAAAAAATGAAAGAACAACTAATAAACCAAATAATAATACCTTTACTAGGAGTACTTTTTAATGTAATTATAGGAGTAATAGCTTATTATGCTAAACAATTTTACAATAAAAATAGAGGTATTGTAGAGTTACAGGAAGAGCAGTTAAAGCAAAAGATAGGAATAGATAAATACAACCAAGATGTGGACATTGTAAAACAAACTGTACAGGCAGTTGAGCAGATGGGAAAAGAATTTAACTGGACAGGTGAAATTAAAAATTCTAAAGTGTTACAGTTAATAGAAGGAAAAACAGGATTAACAGACGAAGAAATATATAACATAATTAAAGCTGCAGTACTAGAAGTTAATGACATAAAATAGTCTAAGAAAGTCCCCAAGAAAATTTACTCTTGGGGATATTTTTATATAAGTATAAAACTTATTTTTTATCATATTGTCTATTGGCGGCATCCATTCTTACAGTCCAGTCTCTGCCTATTTTTTTTATATAACTTTCTTGAAATTTACCTCTATGAATATCTCGTCTTACAGAACCTTTAGGAAGTCCGTATTCTTCCTCAATTTCGACCGTTGTAAGCCAAGCATCCGATATAGTTGGTGCCTTAGGTACTTCCAATTCTAAACTTCTAAGTGCTTTATCATTTTTGTATCCTTTATAACCTATTTTAATTACACCATCACTAGTATTTTTATATATCTTCCATCCATCACCTAAAGCCTTAACAATTGCATTTGCGTGCTCTAATATACTTTCATCATGAATACTGTTCAATTCATGATTTAGTGATACACATTCCCCATTATTTGATATAATATCTATTCTTCCGAAAATTCTACATTCCATAATATCCTCCTGTATGTGAGGGTTTTAAGGATTACCCACAACCTTATTTTATTAAACTAAAGTTTCTGCTAAAAATGATAGTAAGTGTTGATTTTCTATAAATTTAACTGCTGATATTTCACTATTTATGATTTCTTTTACAAGAGCTATCATCATTTCATTATTTTTATTTTTGTCATTAGTCATCCTAGATTTTGCTTCATTTATAAATCCTTTTGAATTTCTTAAAATTCCCATTGCACTAGACAAAGATGTTACACTTACACTTTCAATCATTTCTTTTCTGATTTTTTCTGCCCATTTAACTTGTTTTTCTGAACCCTCTAACTCTACCATTTCATTTTCTCCTTTAAAAAGGTAAGAAATACAAATACCTAATTGAACCTTATAATCAACTTCTGGATATTCTCTTTTGATTTCCTTTGTTAATTTATGTGCTTCTTTCATAATATTCATATCTCATACCTCTTTTTCATTTATTTGATACTTTTGCGTATCTCTTAATATTATAATACTACTGATACGTTAGCGTGTCAATACTTTTTAATATTTTAGTATGTATAAATCAAAAACGTTATTTATATCTTAAACTATAAGTAAATAGAGAAACCCCTAAGATAGTTTTAAGCTGTCTTAGGGGTTTTATTAATTTAGTATTTAAAATCTTCAAAAACACCATCCATCTTATAATTTATTCCCCAATATGCAACACATTCAGGGATATGTACCATCCAATTACGACCTAACTTTGATGTGTTTAACAATCTTTCTTGCTGACATGCTTGCTTAACGGCGCTTTCTGTAAGTTCGAAATTCTCAACAATATATTTTATTCCAACCATTCCCGTTGTCATAAACAAGCGAGACATCATTTCATGCTTATCTAGATCGGATTCTATTTTAGAAAATTTATTTTTTGGTTCTAACCCGAACCTAAAATCTTTAATTGCACTACTTTCAATTTCTTTATCCAATTTATCTATTTCCTTAGATAGGTATTCATTTTTACAATACTTATCTATTTTAGTTTTAAGATGCTTTATAGCATCATTATATGTTGCATACTTCCTACCTGCTAGAAGTATATTATCCACATCTGCGACAGTTGGAAACCTTAACGTTGTATTTCTTTCCAACCATCTAGCACACAATATTTGTAACTTAACCATCCGGTAAACCAATTCTTTATTCACAATATCATCTCCTTAATATTCTACTTTTATCATTTTACAATAATTTAAATTTATAAGTATAACTATCTAATAATTAAAACGCCTCTTTTGTCGTCTGGTAATAACTCCTCATTTGCATATTTGCTTTCAATTTCCTTAAAAACAATTTCAGAAGGTTTACGACTTTTTTCGTTTTTTTGCTTTCCTATTAAAGGAAAGAAATATGCTACATGATGATATTGGAAATTTCCATAAGAACCACTTCCTGTTGTATAAGAACGCTTTAAATATATACCTATGCAAGTATGTCGTATGCATCTTTTGTCTACTATAATATCATCTATATTCAATACCGACCATGAATAAGAACACATTTCTGCTATTCTTTCCAATTCTTTGTTACGACATCCATATTTTTTACAAAGGTATTTTCTAATACTCCCTTCATCAATATCAAGACGATTTAAATTACTTTTATATTGGGTAACTCTATTTATAATTTCATCTTCCTTTACTTCTTGATGTGTTATATTGTATATCTTTTCTAATATTTCAATTTCCATATTAAGCACTCCTTTTTTATGTGTTTTTTCGGATTACCACCAACCATATTTTTTATTGCAATATATAAGTGTTATAGAGACTATTAGTTCTCCAATATATATATTTCTGCCGAATTTTCTTCGTCTTGCCATTCGTATTCTACATACAAATAAGCATTTGAAAAATTAAAACTATTATCTATGTAACCATTAAAATCATGGTCACTGTCTTCACCATATCGAACCTCCCCACGTTCGTTTGAATGAGTGCTCAAGTCTCTAAATGCTGGGATATAAGGTGAGTTAGAACTTCCCCAATATTCCCAATCATCAAAGCAAGGAGAATAATAATCGTTTTTACTTATATTAAAATTCTCGCAAAATTGTTCTACACTCCAAAAGGAGTTTGGATATCCCCAACCTGATAATATTTCTCCATTTTTTATAAGTAACCATGCAATTGGTCTTTCTCCACTTGCAATTAATTCTACACATGTTTCTTGTTGGGTACGTTCTATAATAATATTTTCTTTGGGAATTCTTTTAACAGTAACGTAATCAGGTGTTTCTATGATTGATAGAACCTCTTTCCTTGCTTTTTCTATTTCTTCTTTATTTAACATTTTATTTTCCATAATAGCCTCCAAAAATTGTGGTTTCTTGGCTTACCACCAACCATATTTTTTATTTATAAATTATTGTAGTACGTAGGTACCGTAAACGCTGTTGTAAACTTTGTCCGAACCATTTTTATAAACTATCTCCAACCAGTCGCTTGCATCATGCCAGTAAATTTCTTCTACATTATCTAAAACAGGAGCAGTAGAAAAACTAATACACTCTGTTATTTCTTCCTTAGTATAATCAACCCATTCACCCAAATTATCACTCCAAACTTGTATTACACTCTCCATAATAAATCCTCCTAAAATTTATTTTTAGTCGCTATCGACTACCCATATTTATATTATATAGTCGGTAGCGACTAAAGTCAATACTTTTTATGTGTTTATTTATATTTTTTTACTATAAACCGTTTTATTGACTTTTAAAAATAAATATGTTATTATATCTTTAAATCAACATAAGATGTATTTAAAGATGCTTTTTATATTTTTATTATCTGAACTATAACACATTGGTGTATTTAAATATGTTTTTTATATTTTTATTATTTAAAAATTGAACCGTAACACAGGGTGTATTAAAATAATTTAGTATTTTTTAATAAAATACATAAAGGAGCCTATTTTTTTAAATAGACTCCTTTTATTTTTTGACTTTTTTATTTTAAAGTATTTTCTATGTATTTATATGTCAATGGAGCATTAGCTCTTAGCAATTCTTTAGATTGCGTATTAAAAAAGTATAATGCAAAGCATTCTGCATAATATTCTTCACTATAATTTCTAAAATAGGTTAAATAGTTGTCACTACAATTATTAAAATTCTTAGTATTAAATATTTTAGAAGATTCCTTATCTCTTATATTTTTCAAAATATCTTTGCCAGAGTTCCAACTATATTTTAAACATCCTAATTTATCGCGATCCCAAGAATGAGCAATTTCATGTAATAAATTCAATTCATTACTATATCTAATCAATAAATCATTACTTGTTTTATTTTCTCTATAATAAGCTAGAGTTATTAATTTATTATTTTCGTCACTTAATCCTTGTGCTAAATTTACTTTGGCAGTACAAATTTTAATTAAATTTGTTTGTAGCTTTATATGATAATTTTTAGTATATAAATTTTTAATAACATTCTGTGGTAATCTATTAACTACATCTATATTAAAACTCTTATTATTCATACTATCTTTAGTAAGTAAATTTCCAGATGTGCTATTGTTTATTTCTTTAGCAGATAGCACCTTACTATTTATATTTATAGCAAATAAATTTATCCCAACCAAACTAGTTATTATTAAACTTAATATTCTTTTTGTTTCCCACATTTTTCCCACACCTTTCCCACAAAAGTTTTATAATGTTTTACTACTATTTAAAACTTTATATTGCTTAAAGGCTTATTTTGTGGGGATTGTGGGAAATTACATTAAAATATATTAAATAAAAATTCGAATCTGAAGGTCGGGGGTTCGATTCCCTCTGGGTGCACCAG